TGATCTCGAACCACTGGCCATCGCTCACCCGCTGGATCGAGATCACGAGATCGGTCAGGCCGGTCAGCGGCGCGAGCGCGGCGCTCAGAGCAACTGCGGTGATTCGCTCGGTGGCCCCCGTCTGGATCCGGATCGTTTCCATCTCACTTCACCTTCGTCTTGTCCATGCAATCCACGCACACCGTGCCTTCGCGTGTGATGTAGTGCCCTTCAATCATCTTCTCCAGCTTCGGTTCTGGCTCATGTCTATGGCAGAGCTTCCTCTTACAGACCACGCACTCGATCCTATCCGGACAGACCTCGCAATCTCTTTCCACTTCCCACCCCCACGTCCAGCTACTCCAGCGTGCCGTCGATCAGCAACGCGGGCTCCCATGTGTCGAGATCGGGCACGCGCTCGGTCAGCAGGAACGAGTAGACCGCGCGTGCGATTGCTTCGCGGATCGAGGCCCCCGCTGGGATCTGCGCCGTGAGCCTTTCCCATCCGTCGTAGGGAGCAACTGTGCCACCACACCCCTCGTGCTCCCCGCTCGTCTGCCCGCGCAGCCATCCCGCGCACGTCCCGCACTTCCCCAGGCCGAGCCCGCTCTGGCGCGGATGGTTGGCGTCCTCGATCTTGAAGTACCTCCACGCGAGCTGGCCCGTGAATGGATCGGCGTACTGGACGAACTTCCCGCCCTCCTCCCGACCAAGGATCGCCCAGATCTCGATCCATCGCGTGCCTCCCTCGGGATTCTCCTCGATCTTGATCGCAGCCACCTTGCAGGTGTCGAGCGCGACCGACTGGTAAGGATGGGTCAGCTTCACGGGCACGTCGCACCTCCGGTTGCCTGATGGTACACCTTGACCGTCTGCTCTGCTGCTGCGTCCCAGGTGAACGCCCTGCACCGCCGATACCCGGCCTGGCGCATCTCCTCGACCACCGCTGGAGCGAGCCCTCGCCGCAGCTTCAGGGCTTCGACGATGGCACGCGGCGACCGCGAGGGGATGATGATCCCGAACTCCTCTGCTTGGTCGCGCTCCGAGACGGTATCGCACCCGTCCACCACTACCTCGCCCAGCCCATCTACCTCGGTCGCGATCAGCGGCACCCCCATCGCGAGGTGCTCGAGAGCGGCGATCCCGAACGGCTCATGAATCGAGGGCATGATCCCCACACTGGCCGCTGCATAGAGGTCAAGCAACTCCTGACCGTGCCGGAACCCGAGCCAGCGGAAGCGCCACGGCATGCAGGCTTCGAGCGCCCGGATCCGTTGGGTCACGCTCCACGCCTCTTTGTCCGCGTCGGTGTTGGCGTTGACCTCTCCGCAGCACACCACACAGTAGCCGTTATCCTCGGCCTCCACCGCGTCGAGGATCTGGGTGATCCCTTTCATGGTAGCGATGCGGCCGACGTAGAGGGCAATCGGCCGGTCCTCTCCAAACGCTCCCGCGAGCTTTCCGGTGGGCAGCCCGTGCTGGAAGCGCGCCCGGTCGCCGTCGCCCGCTTCGCGGAACCACCTCTCGCGATCGATGCCGTTGTAGATCATGTGGACAGGGCGGTCGGTCATGAAGGTTTCGCGTACCTGTTTGACGTAGGACTTCGAGCAAAGGATCAGCTCGCGCGGGTCGCAGACCAGGTGCCCTTCCTGCTGCATCAGGTAAAGGTCGCATTCGCTGGGGGCGCCCGGCTGAGAGTCCACCTGCATCAGCCGGGTGATGCACAGGTGCAGGGTACCGACCATCGGGATCTGGAGCGCATCCCGAGCCATGCGCGCCACCTGAACCGTGTTCCACTCGTGGGCATGGATCACGTCCCATCGCCGCCCCTGCGCGAGGAGCTGGGTCAGCGTGCGCGCGAGCTGGAGATCGGCTGAGAGCAGCGCGGCCAGGTCGGGCAAGCGTGGCTTCCAGCAGATCAGCTTGTCCGCCTGGTGCTTCCGGTAGCCGTCCACCTCAATCATCCCCTCGCCTGGCCCACTGACCAGGAGGTCGATCTCCACGTCCTCTCGCCGAGCCATCGCTCGGTACAGCTCGCGAACGTGCATCCCCATCCCGCCGAGGAGGTGATGCGGATCCTCTTGGCAGATCGCGAGCACCCGGAGAGGCCCTGCGCGACCCTCGCAGTCTGGACAGCGCAGGAGCAATGGGTGCGGTTGCCGATGCCACTGACTTTCGCAAATCATCCCAGCACCGCCACTTGGCCAGACACCCACAGCGTTTTGTTGCCAGCCGAGAAATTCGTCCACCACGTTCGGAGAACCCGCGTCGTCGGCCCGGTCGTTTCGATCCAGGCATCGGTCAATGCGATGTCCGCACCGCCCGAGGAGAACACCTTGTGCGAGAGGTGCAGGCTAGAAGCCGCTTTGGAATAGATGCAGTTGTAGCTCCCATATCCTACGGTTTGCGCGTGCCCTCCGAGGCTGGCAACGGTAGTGCGCGTGTTGTAGGCCGAGTCACGCCTCGCCACGCCTGTCACTCCAGCCATGCCACCGCCCTCGGCCACGATATGCTCGCTCCTGAAGCTGAACATCACGGCCAGGGCTTCGAAGGGAAGCGCGATGTCCCATTGCCCCGGACCACCGGGGAGCGGCGAAATCACCAGGGTCGTGTTGACAACCTGGATGTTGGACGGCTTGATGTGGTGTTGATCCACGGTCAGGCTCGCGGCATAGCCCGCATGATCCAGCGCGTGCTCCAGAGGATCGACGAGCCTCATTTGACCACCACGAGCCCGTGGCAGATCAGCGTCTTGTTGACGCCCGACACGTTCTGGAATACCAGCTCGAGGTTGCTTCCGTTGATCCGCACGTCCTTCAACACGATGAAGCCACCGACGGCGAAGACCAGCTCCGACAGATAGCTGTCACCGTGAAGCCGCGAGTACCCTCCCATGTAGGTCGTGGGATAGTTCGCGATCCCGCTCGGGACCATCGAGAAGCCAGCCGACTGATCGGCGACGTCGGTGCCGACGACATAGGCTCCGGCGTTGCCCACTACATCCACTGTGATCGGCCCACGCAAGATCGCCCGAGCGATCTGGTGACCCGAGTAGGTCAAGGCAAACGTCTGCGTGCTCAGTCCCGGCGCGATCGAGGTCCCGTTGATCTGCACCACCACCGTTTCGACCGGCGGATGATGCTGCTCGGGAAGCGTGACGAGCCCCCCATGATCGGTGATCGCCGGATCGGTCGGCTGAGTTCTCATGCGAGGATCGCCCTGCCCTTCACCCACAACGTGCGCGACGCGATGTCCAGATTCCGAAAGGTCAACCGCAAGTTGCTACCGATCAGCACCGCATCTCGCAGCGCGATCGAGATCACCGCTTCTTGCCCGAACACCCCCGGCGAGAGGTAGGCATCGCCCACCTGTTTCGAGTAGGTCATCACATAGGACTTGTAGAGCCCGCCATCCCGCGTCCCGTGCGCGATGGCCTCTCCGATCGTTCGCGTGGCGTAGACGTGAACGCCCTCTCGCCAGAGCCCAGCCGTCTGGTTGTGCGGCCCCGTGAGAGATGCTTGGCAGAAGACAGCGACCGAGGTTCCGAGCGCGATGTCCAAGTTGAACGAAGCGCCCGCCGCGATTACCTGAGTCGTGTTGTTGACCTCGACCGATCGGGGGGCTGCGTGGTGATCGTCGGCGCCGACTCCAGAGAGCCCGGCGTGCGACCGCCCATCCGTCACCGCGGTCAGCCGCACGCCGTCCTCCGTCATCCCCTGCGGATGAACGCCATCGCCACCCACGCCGCGGTGGAGCTCGCGGCCTTGACCCAGATGGACGCGCACTCGGCTGGCCAGGCGATGTCCTTGCCCGCCGCGACCGTCCAGCCGACCCCCGCGTCCACGTCCTCTTTCGAGAGCGCGATCTCCACCGCGACCGCGCCGTTGTTGACGAAGACCAGGAAGTTGGCCACGCCGTCGGGGAAGTCGTGGCGACTCCATCCGGTCGCCACGGCGGTCCCGCTGATCTTCCGCGGGATCCCTCCTCTCAGGTACATGGTCATCCTACTCCTCCGTCTGGACGCCCTGGATCAGGACGTGGGCGATCTCCGACGCGCCACCTCCCAGGATGGTGAACCCGGCCTCGGTGATGGTGCTCTCGTCGACCTTGATCAGAGCCGCGGTCTCCCCCGCCGGCCAGATCCGGTAGGTGGCGTTGGCCATCGGCAGGAGCCCCAGGGCCTTGAAGTTGACCGCGTGCGAGGAGCCTCCGAGGGTGACCTTGAAGCTGAACAGCCGCTCGCCGACGAGAGTGTCGGCGTCGATCTTCTCGCTGTCACGCATCGTGACGCGCTGGATGGTCATGGTTTCCGCCTTTCCTCGGCTGCCTTGATCGCCGCCGAGATCTTGCTGTTGGCGAGTCGGCGGTCCACCTGGACGCCCAGTGCCGCCGCTCGCTTGATGAGCTCCTCGCGCTCGGGGTCAGCCGCCTGCGCCTGGACCGGCCGGGCGGTTGGCGCTGGCGCCGGAGTCGCCTCCGGAACCCGCGCCCAGCCCGCGCCCAGGAGCAGAGCCTCGGCGTGTTCGGCCGACACGTCGACCACGCCATCGGCGTCGAGCTCGTACCTGGACTCTCCGACGAGAACGACCCCCAGATCGTCGGACAGGCCGCGTCGCCTGGTCTGATGCTGCACTCGCATCGTTCCTCCAGAAGGTGGGAGGAACCGGGCCAGGTTGCCCCGGCCCGGAACCTCTCACCAGCCGTCACCAGCCCCTTCGGCTAGACGCCGTAGAGCCTGGAGTTGTCGACGCCCGCCGAGCCCGGGGCCCTGCCGACGTTCTTGTAGACCACGGCCCGCCCCGGAGCGTAGACCACGGGTGTTCCGTAAATCAGCTGCATCCAGCGGATCGCCGTGCTCACGGTCGCGAGCGGGATCTTGATGAACGGCGCGAGCTGCTTGAACGAGAAGAACTCGAGATTCTGCTGGATCAGGAACGCCTGCGACGTCCCCGGGAGGTCGAGGTTCCAGTCGGTGAGGACCGTGGTCGCGCCCGCGCGAGCGACGGTCTTCATCTTGCGGCAGGTCGTCGCCGCGCCGTCCTTGGCCGAGCGGTAGAGCTCGAACGCGGTTCCGGCGTCGGAGCCGTCGGCGACGGTCATGGTGACCTTCTTCGCGGTCGTGACCGAGAGCGGGCCCGTCATCGTGACCGCGGCGCTCCGGCCGTAGCGGTTGATCGCGCAGACCTTGAAGTAGTAGGCCCCGGTGTCCGACGCGATGAACGCGCTGGTCTCGCCGCCGCCGAGGGCGACCTCGGCCGGCGCCACGCTCTCCGTCGGGAGCGACGGGCGCTTGCCCGAGGGTCCGGCCGCGGCCGAGGGCGCCACGGGTCCGAACTGGAGGAACGTGTCGGGGTTGAACTTGATCGGCCCGAACTGGGAGAAGAACCCCTGGATGTTCAACCCGACCATCCCGTTCTGCCACCCGGCGGGGTTGAGCGGGATTCGCTCGGCCGGGTAGAACCCCTTGGCCAGATCGGAGAACGCGCCGTCGGCCATGTAGAGGTCGGTGGCGCGGCCATAGTTCGGCTCGGCCTTGACGATCAGTGCCCCGTCGTTGATCGCGTCCTCGGACATCGCGCGACCGCGCATGTCGATCACGTTCAGCGTCGGGAGCGGAGCTCCGGCGGTGATCTGCTTGAGCAGACCATCCCACTGTTGCGGGATCATCGTGCTGTCGCCGAGGAACAGTGCCCGCTCCACCTGGCGAAGCAACCACGCCGTTCCATTGACCGTTTCCTGAGCGATCACGTTGGAATGCGCGGGACGGATGAGGCTCATGACGTGCGACACGGATCGCGTCACACCCATGTACTTCACCACCGTGTACTCTCTCGAGTAGGTCGAGTCGTCGGACTCGGGGAGGTCTCCCTCCTCGATGAACGCCGCGACCCCCGAGCCGTAGTCCCTGAGCCTGTTGTGCTCCTCGCCTCAGTTGCGTGCGCTGTTTAGACGCACTCTCCGGGTTTCCCCGGAGTGTCGGACTATCTCATCGCCTCAATGGTCCGAGGCGCCGGGCACTCGTGGGGGCGATTATCGCTTGCGTTGCTCACGCCCCTAGTCTCTGAACCTTCCGAGGTACCGTGCTTCGCGCTTCCCTCGGCTTGGCTGCGGATCAGCATGGACGGCAGGCTGTCTCCGTCGGTAGCCTTCCCGCAATTCACCCGGTTGTCAGCGTCGGATCGCTCCGACGCGCCGCCGATTAGTTGACGGTGTTGTACGCCGGCAGCTTGGTGATCGACTGCCAGAGCCGAACGTCGTCCATCCGGTACGTCACGCATCAGTTGCGCTCGCTGTTTGGGCGAGCTCTCCGCGTTTCCGTCGGAGTGTCGGACTATATCTTGGCCTGCCGCGCAGGTCTCGGGCGCTCGTGGCTCCATTACCGCTTTCGCTCGGGAGCTAGTCTCTGAACCGTTCTCAGCCCTGACCGCCGTGGCGGCTACGTCTGAGACTTGGCTGCTGATTACCTTGGCGTCCATCGTCGCTTTAGGCTTCCAGCAATTCACCCGATGCACTCGTCGAGCTCGCGCTCGCGAGGGGCCGTTAGTTGACCTTCAGCGTGTTCTCGAGGCTCTCGACGCGGAGGGGGAAGCCCTCGCCCGCGGCGACGCCCGGAGCGTTGATCGACTGCCCTGCCGTGAGGGCCTTGCGGAGATCCGCGAGGTCGTCGGGGCCCGGCACACCGTACCCCTCGACGCCCGCGTAGTCCCGCCACGAAACGTGTCCACTCTGCATCTTCGTTCTCCTGTTTCCTGGTCCTTTTGGCGCCCGACCGCTCGGGCGGGTTCTGGTGCTACTTGGTCTGGAGCTCCTCCTGGACGTCCTTGAGCAAGGACTTGGAGATCACCCCGCTGGTCTCGTACATCGCGACCGCGCGCTCGATCGACTCGCCGCAGGGCGCGAGGAAGTTGGAGCGCGAGCTCTTGGCCATCAGCCGGTTGAGGCCGTCCATGATCTGCTCGCGGCCGATCTGGTTCTCGTTCCCCCCGGCGAAGCTCTTGGCCAGGGGGCGCGTCCCGCTCGCGCTCTTGCGCGGCATGGGCGTGCTCTCGACGATCCCCAGGCGCTCGGAGAGGGCGCGGATCTGCCCCTGCTGGCTCTTGATCAGGTCCATCTGGTCGAGGACGGTCTGCCCGATCGACCGGAAGCTCTTGGCGAGGGCGACGTTGAAGCTGCCCTGGCGCTCGCTCGACTTCTCGAGGCTCGCGCGCAGGAAGTCCAGGCCCTCGGCCATGAGCTGGGAGTTGCGCTCGATGAACGGGCTGATCTCGTAGTCCGTCCGGAGCTGGTCGTCGTTCGCGAAGATCTCGGTGAAGGACTTGTCGAGCTCCTCCTCCTGCTGCTCCTCCCCGAGGAGATCCCGGAGCTCACCCTCCTCCGACTTCTCGATCGTCCCCTGGGCGAGCTTCTCCGCGAGCTCGGAGCGGCGGTCCGGGGCGTCGACCCCGCCGGCCACCGCCTCGAGCACGTCGAGAGCCTTCATGAGGTCGCGCTCGTCGACCGACGACTTGCACGCCTTCTTCTTCTTCATGTCGTCGGCGTCGCCGTCGTCGGACTTCTCCTCGTCCTCGTCCTCCGACGGCTCCCCGCGCTCCTTGGCGTCCTTCTTCTCGGCCGCCGCCTCCTCCCGCTTCTCCTTCTCCGGGCTCTCCTTCTCCTCGCCCTCCTCCTCGTCCTCCTCGTCCTCGGCCTTGGCCATGGACTTCTTCGCCCAGGGCGGCGCCTTCTTCTCGTCCTCCTCGTCCTCGGGCTTGCCGGCCTTCTTCGCCTTCGAGGCCATCGGCTTCCCCGGGGCCTTGGACGAGAGACCGCCCTCGGCGTCACCCTGCGCCAGCGGCATCCCGCCGCCGCCGCCGCTCTTTCCGAACATCGCCTCGGCTGCCGCCGACGCGGCCTGGTCGGCGCTCATCAGGTTCGACATTTCTCAGGCTCCCTTTCTGCTGGCGAACAGCCAGATCTTCTCTGCGGTGCCCCTGCTGATCCGGGGGAACCGATCACCGATCACGCGCATGGCTTCCGCCTTGGTCAGTTGCCTGCGCCGCTTCTTCTTCTTGGGCCTCGAGGGCGAGCTCTCGAGAGATTCGGTCCGGAGCGCGAACCCGTCGCCTGGGGTCGGCGTAGCCGGCGGCGTGATCGCGCTGCCGGCCTCCATCATCTTCTCGACGGCCATCAAGCTCTTGGCGAGCACGTCGAGTCCGGTCTTGGTATTTACAGGACAGTTGGTAATGGCCACGTTGGTGACCCGAGCACCCGCGATCTGCTTGCCGTCGGGGCCCGACCGTCGCAAGACCTTCCCCTCGATCGACCAGCCGAGGCGTCGGTCCGTGGTCTGGAGCGCCTGGGCGAGTTCCCAGATCTTGTCCGCCTGCTTGGTCCCCTCGAGCAGGTAGCCTTCCATCCTGGTCGCGGGCTTGCCGTCGACGGTGGTGCGCTCCACGCGCAGGGGATAGCCCACCACCCCCGCGGTGTCCCGAGAGTGGTTGTCGTTGAGCCAGCCGTTCTTGAGGAAGTCCCCGAAGTCCAGTCCGCGCTGGACCACGATCTCGCCCTGCTTGTCCTCGTGCTCGGTCGAGATCACGCCGCCAATGCGGCGCTCCTTGCCGGGCTCGCCCGCCTTGTGCCAGACCTCGATCGGGATGTCGATCCGGAAGGGGATCTCGGGGCTGAAAGGATGCTCAGGGGCCATGCTCGCCTCATCGGCTACCCCGCCTCTCTAGTAGGCCCCTGGGGGTGTTAGACTTTGTGATCGCCCTTACGCTACGGTTTGCCGATCCCGTCCGTCAAGGGTTTTTTGATCACCAGGCGTCGGTCATCCTCGAGCGCCTTCACCAACTCCGCGCCGACCTCGAGCTCCATCGGGACCGACCCACCGCATCGGCGGCACACGATCTCCACCGCCAGGTAGCCCTCGCCCTTCCGAATCACCAGCATCGACGTCCTGACCTTGAGCTTTCCCCCGCCGGCGGCGAAGACGGCCAGGTGGTTGCAAGTTGGGCAGCGGGTCATGGGCGCAGGGCCTTGGGGTTGATCGTCAATCTCCCGGCGTCGAGGCGCTTGGCCTTCTCCTCGATCTTCAGGTCGAAGATCGCTCGGTGCTCCTCGGTCCTCCGGTCACCCTCGTAGGGATCCATGCGCGGGAACGGTCGCGCCCAGTCCTGGTAGCGCGAGGTGAGAGCTCGCATCCTTGCCTGCTTCTCCTCTGGCCAGGGGGTCCGCTTCCGCTTCTTCCGCTTCTTCCGCCGCTCGATCGACGCCGGATGGTCGGGCGGCATCCCCGGGGCGTAGGCGTTCGCGCCGGCGGTGCGCGCGGGCTTGCCCCAGTTGCCCATGGTCCCGATCGGGGTCCGGTGGGAGATCTGGACGATCGTCGCGTCGGCAGCCTTGGCCAGCGGCCGGAGCTTCTCCATCGCGCCCCAGGGCTCGTCCTTGCCCGCCACGCGCCCCTCGGTCTGCATCTCCCGCGAGACCAGGTACTCGTCGAGGATCTCCGGGAAGTGCTCGACCTTGGGGTAGGCCGTGCTCACCTCGCGCGTCGCCGGAACCTGCGTCCCCGTCACGGGGTCGTGGCGCTTGCCGTACTGCTGCACCGACGAGATCGTCTTGCTGTCGCCCTGGACCAGCCGTTGCGCCTGCCGCCTCCAGTGGTGGGACAGGCTGATGATCGTCGGGTCGAACTCCTCGGGGTGAGCCTCGAGGAACGCCTGCCAGGCTTGGTCATGGGCCTCGCCGAGGGGGCGGTCCGCCTCGACCACGCCCCACATGGGCGCCGCCGCCTGGTCCTCGGTGAGCAGCCCGCGCTTGTGGGCCCACCGCCGAACGCGCTCGTCGAATCGGGGATCGACCGTGAGTTGCGCGAGCTCGTTCCACGCCTTCACCTTGCCCAGCGCCGCCTGTGCCGCCTCGGGGGTCTTCACCAGTTCCCAGACGCGGGCCAGGGGCACCCGGCGCGCGAAGTAGTGGGCGGACACGATCTGAGCCGTCCGGTCGGCGGTCGCCTTCGGGTCTCCGAGACCCAGGAAATGGACCTTGGGCTCCCACCCCTGGCGATAGATCGAGATCATCGCCGGCAGGATCGCGCGCATGGGCAGGGTGTTGATCGCCGTCGGGAACGCGATGATCACCCCCTGGTCGCCGAACAGGCGGCGCACGCGCAGGTAGTCCTGCACGATCGTCCGGCTGTCGCGAGCCTGGATCGGGACGATCACGTCCACGCCTCGACCGATCAAAGCTCGGAGTCGATCCGCGTACCGCTCCCGGAGCGCAGCCGTGGTCTCCGGATCGCCGATCACGTCGGGAGCGACCACCTGGAGCGTCCCGGGCGGCATCCGGTCGGCCATCAACTCGTAGGCGCCGACCACCTGGTCGAAGTCGATCGGCGGACCGTCGGCGCGCTTCCGTCCGGCCTCTCCGCTGTCGACCATCATCCGGAGTCCCCGGTCGCGAGCGGCCGTGACAAACGTGTTTTGCCAGTTCTCGAGCGACCCCGGTGTCTTTCGGATGTGGAGGACGTCCTGTGCCGTCACCTGCACGCCCACGCCCCGCTGTTCGAGCTTGCCCAGGCGGCTGCGAAGCCACTCGAAGTCGCCGAGGTCTTGCCGGACCAGCCTCTTGTGCTCGGCGCCCGCGGACACGTTGACGAACACCTCGACCGTCGACGCCACTTGCTCACCCGCCTGACCCACCTGGCGCCCGCTGGGGAAGTCGGGGTAGTGGTAGACGCGCTTGCCGCCCTCGACCTTGTAGTAGCCGCGCTTGCCACCTCGGGGGTGCTGGATCGGCATCCACCCGCCGCCCGGCGCTCCGAACCCCCGGAAGCTGCCCTGCTCGGCCTTCACCAGCGGCAACTGCGCCGACTCCTCGAGCAGGGACCAGTCGGCGGGGGCAGCAGCGGGCCCGGCCTCCCAGCGGATCTTGTCGACGACGGCGAGCGACTCGGGGCCCGAGCCCGCGCGTGCCCCGTGGGGCCGGTCACCTCGGAGGTACTCGACCGGCCGCAGACCCTTGTCCTTGAGCGCCCGGTAGGTGTCGCCCTTCTCCCCCGCGAGCTGGTAGGTGATGAACAGCGCAGGCTTGCCGGGGTCTCCGCGTCGGCTGTGCTCGAGGAGGTCGAGAAGTCTCGCGGTCAGCATCGAAGCGGCATTGCGGGTGGTGCCATCCGACGCCACGCGCGTGAGCTCGACGATGTTGCGCGGGTCGAGACCGCGCAGAGCTCGGCCCGTCGGGTGCCCGGCGGTGGCGACCGCGACCAGGCGCCCTCCGCGCTTGACCCCGATCGCGTACATGAGACCGCGGGGGTTGAGGTAGGGCAGCGACGTGTGGTGCTCGGCGATGAACTTCGCGGCCTCGTCCTTGGCGACGTTCACCAGACGGAGGTCCCTGTGCTCGCGGTCCATGCTGTCGGCCAGGATCGCCGCGGCGACCCATGTCGGGATCGCCATGCCCTCGCGGAACCTCTCGGGGTTCCAGTCCGCGAGCTCGCCACGGCGTTGCTTCTGGGGTGGCAGTTCGATTCCTACCTCCCCCTGGGCCGCGTGGGCGTAGGTCTCGCCGGCAATGTCTACCAGCCGCTCGGCGATGTCGAGGCGCTGCTCGTCGGTGTAGGGCTCGCCCTGGCCATCCTTGTAGGGAACGTGGAGCAGGTCCGGGAGATCGGAGTAGGTGAAGCCCTGCCAGTCCTCGCCCCCGGGCGAGTCCCCGAGCTTGGCGATCATCCCGTAGTCGACGTCCTCCCAGACCTTGCGCGCGGCGGTGATCATGTCCATCGCCAGCGCGTCGGGCTCCTCACCATCCCACGCGCCCGGCGGACGGGTCGGCGGATCGCGGTAGCCGCGCTCGCCCGGCGATGGAGCTCCGGAGGGTCCGAACCGCTCATGCAGTTGGGGCCGGGGTTGGCCTTCCTGGTAGGACTGAGTGTGCAGAGGATCCGCCCACCGTCCGCCTCGCGGCCCGAGGTAGAGTTGCTGGGCCTTGATCATCTCCCCCCGGCGGTACTTCCCCGCGAGGCAGTTCTCCCGGAACTTCTCGATCGGGATCGTGGTGGCCGATCCCCAGAACCGTGGATCGTCGTAGTGCGCGAGGTAGGCGCGCTTGGCCGCGGCCAGGTCTGGCCAGCCCAGCATCACCTTGTCCTCGTCGAACTCGCGGAACTCCGGCGGGCGCCGTTGGTGAACGATGTAGACCAGCTTCGCCTGCTCATCCGGACCGAGGAACACGTCGAGGTGATCTCCGTCGGCCCCCTCGGTCATGCGGATGTAGCCGTAGGGGTGCTTGAGCTTGGTCGTGCCCTCGGTGTCGGTCGCGCGGTCGTACCAGTGTCGCACGCTCCCCCGGCGGTTCTCGACGGACACCGGCAGACCCGCGAACACCGTCCGGTAGTGGAGCTTCCGGCTTTTCGCCATCGCCTCGGCTATCCCGCGCCGTGCAGGAAACGGGTGGGCACCGACAAGCGCCTTGCCCAGCCGGGCCAAGTCTTCGGTCAGGCGCAGTCGCTCGGTCCAGAAGGCCCCGCGCCGATCGGGATCGCCCTCGGCAACCGCCCGCGCCCGGAGCTCCTCGACCCTGCCTGCCATGCGCGCGTACCGTCGCAGGTCTCGATCGTGGTCCATCACCCACTGTTCGAGATCGGTGAAGCCCTTGGCCAGGGCCTCGCGCTTGAGGTTCTCGAGCGTCCATCCCTCGCGGAACTCGAGGAACGGCCGGAGGTACCTCTTGGGCACCACCAGGTCGTCGCCCGCGCGCTTGCCGCCCGCGCGCAGGAGCGCCTTGTTCTTGCCCTCGCCGATCAGCACCAGCCCCTTGGGCGTGTCCTTGAGCGTACCCCGGGTCTGCGCCTGGACGATGGCCCCGCCGAGCTGGTCGCGCCGGCGCTCGTGCTCCTGGCGCATCCGAGCCTCGGTCGACAACCACTGTTCGAGGCGCTCGGGGTTGGCCTTGGCAGCCGCGAGCAGATCGGGCTTGCTGGCGAGCACGCAGAACACGCAGGAGAGGCGGCTCATGCCGAGGTCGTAGGCGTAGTGACGATCGACGCCGCTGGTCTTGATCGCCGCCCACACGTCCTCGACCTTCCAGTCGAGGAGCGGGTTCCACTCCCACGCCTCCCGGTCCTTGCCACCCTCGCGCCCCATCTGGTCGGACTGCCCGAGCTCCTCCGAGAACCATCGGCTCTTGCCGCTGGACTTGTCGTGCTCCCCCTCCTCCTTCCGGATCCCCAGCGCAGAGACCACGGGCACGCCCTTGTCCCCAAGGTTCTGGCGCATCCACTTCCAGAGCGGGCCCGTCTTCATGTCCGAGGTGCAGAAGCGCCCCATCGTCGAGGGCCAGGCGGCGCGGTCCTCGAAGTGCGTGAGCATGTCCCCTTCCCAGGGCTCGCGCTTGGAGGTCTCGGGGTTCATGCGAACGTCGCGGCGCGCGGTCTCGAAGCGCAGCCCGGTCTCGCGAGCGATCTTCTCCGCGTGCTGGGCGCTGCCCGGCCACTCGCCCCGGCCGAGGTCCGCGTGCAGGACCACGATCCGGTCCCGGTGGCGCTGGAGCTCGGGATGGGTCGCGAGCGCGTAGGTCATCGCCTGCGAGTCCTTGCCGCCGCTGCTGTTGATCACCAGCCAGCCACCGCGATCGAGGGCGCTCTTGACCTTCTCCGGGATCTTGACCGGAGGATGCGTCCGCGTGACCGGCTCCTGTTCCTTCTCGATCACGCGCGTGGTCGCGCGCTCGAACAGGCCAAGCTGCTTGGGCTGGGCATCGAACGCCGGCGGGAGCTTCCCCTCCGTCAGGTTCGCCCCCTCGAGCGCGGCTGCGGTCTTGATCGCGCCGTGGGCTGTCCAGTAGCGGTTGACCTTCTCCGTCGCCTCCTCATGGCGGTGGTAGCCCAGGGTGTTGACCGCCTGGATCACCTGGGCGCTCGCGGTCCCCTCGGCCCACTCGGGTGTCACGGACAGGCGGTCCAGGGCGCCCGGAGACGGTTTCAGCGACGGGTGGCGTAGCGCCACGTCCTCGATCAGGGCGTCGAGGTTGTCGTAGGTCTGATGGCCCCAGAAGCCGCGGGCGTCGAACTTCTGCAACCGGACCTTCCCCGGCTCGCTCGGATCGCCCATCACCAACCCATGCCCGCCCTCGATCTGGTACTCCCCGCCGAGGCGCACGGTCCCCTTCAACTCCTCGACCCGAGCCTGGTGCCGCCTCCCATCGTCCAGCGGCTCCCAGTCGCCGTCCGCCTGCTTCTGATGGGGGCCGGTGGTCCAATGGTGGATCTCCCCCGGGGTCGCGGCCTTGCCCTTGGATACCTGCTGCGCCTGGAACCCGATCGCGAGGTGCTGGTAGGTGCGGCTACCGTCGAGGTCGTGCCATCTTCGCTCGAACTCTGCCAGGTCCAGTGACGAGGGCTGGGTGGTCGCGGGGTCCTCGAAGTGGACACGATCGCCCTCGACCCGAGTCACCACCGCCCAGTGCCCCTCCTCCCATGACCGTCCGAGGTCCGTGTGCGAGTCGTCGGGCCACGCTTGGAACGCCACGATCACCGGCCCTCGGTCCACCATCCCTCGCAGGTCGGCCGCGGAGGTGAACTCCTGGGACACGACGGCCAGCCCCCGACGCTGACCGGCGGTCACCAGGGCTCCCGGGCTTGTCCCGTCGGCGGCGGTCGTCTGGAGCTCCTCGGCCAAGCGACGCTCGGGCTCGTCACCCTGTCCCAAGATCTTCAGGACCGCTCGCAGGGCAGCGGGCCCGCAGGTGTACGTCTGTTGCTGCCGGACCAACCTCCCCTTCCGCAGGCTCTTTTCCGCCATCGACTCCGGCACGAGGTCGCCGTCGGCGTCGAACACCATCCCCCGGGGCACGCGGACAAGCTGGCACTGGCACCAGGGGTGCATCGCCCCGAGGACCGGCAGCCAGTCGGCGCGCTTGCGACCGACGTTGTTGACCCCGTTCTCGGCCCACCAGCTCGCGGGGTGAGCCTCGGGACGGCCGTCGGCGTCGAGGTACAGCCGCTTGCAGTCGTCGCAGGCGTTGGGCTCGGGCATCTTCGCCAGGAGCTCCTCCGACCCGTGGCGCCGGACGGTCGCCTCGAGGAACCCCTGCTGATAGGCCATCTGGCTCTCGGTCGACGCGATCCGCCCCCAGTCGCGCGCCCAGTCCTCGCTCATCTGGCGCAGCCGGGTGGTCAGGTTGGTCACCGCGTCCCGGCGCGCGGCCTTCCACGCGCTCTCGTCCTGGATCCCGTTGCGCCAGGCGCTCGCGAGCTGCTCGTCCAGTTGAACTACCTCGTTCCCCACCTCGCCGCTCGCGCGGGTCCCGAGGCCGACGCAGAACTGGCCAGCCCGGTCCCGGGCGATCCCGTAGGCCAGGCGCTCGGCGTCGCTCATCTCAACCGGGTTGTGCCGGAGGTAGTCCTTGAACTCCCGGTAGCCCATCTGGTCCGCGCCCGGGAGCTTCTCGAGCAGGCGCCCGAGCTCGAAAGCGTCGAGGGTGATGTCCCGGATGTCCTCCTGGCGGATGTAGCCCTGGTCGACCAGCCGCGCGAGCTGCTCGGGCGTGGCAGCCATCCCCGTGGTAGACACCGCGACCGCCGTGGTGGCCTCGCGGATGATCTCCCGGAGCTCCTCGATCTGCTGGGGGGTGAGCAGCATCAGACGGCCCTCTTGAGCAGCTCCTCGATCCTCCGAACCATCACCCGGCGGATCCTCTCGACCACCGCCTCCGACCGCCCGACCGACTCCTGGAGCGCCGGGGTCGCCAGCCGTCGAGGCTCCTGGTCACTTGGTACCTTGGTACCAGCGGCCTTGCAGAGGTGGTGATCATGGCCGTCGGCGCACGAGCGGAGCGCGGAGATCGCCTCCTCCAGCTTCTCCTCGAGCTCCCCCTCCTCGGCCTCGATCACCAGCTTCATGGGGCGCCGGCGACGAGGTAGGTGACAATCGCGTCGACGGTCGTCGAGGGGTTGCTCACCTTGAGGCTCGTGAACTCGCCCTCCCAGAACAGCTTGGCCTTGGCGCCAGTGGTGGGCGTGAGCTTGAACACCTGGACGCCGGAGTTGAGCTTGAGCGTGAGCGCCTGGTCGGTCTCGATGTAGAGCACGGCCGCGGTGGTGACGCCTCCGAGCTCGAGAACGGCATCGACCGTGTTCTTCGGGATCACCCGCGTGTCGCTCTTGCCGACCTCGGTGTCCGCCCGGATCGTCTGGATCGTCGTCTTCTCCGACCGCTCGAACCCGATCAGCTTCTCGTCCGCGTCGAGGCTCGCGAGGATTGCCAGGCTGTGCTTGACCCTGTAGGTGCTCATCTCAGACCTCGATCTGGTAGTGGCGCATGGACTTCTGTTGCTCCTCCTCGCCCTCGGTGCCCGGAAATTCCTTGAACTGCGAGAGCATGTCCTCCCACGGTCCGGGCTGTCCCTCGGGCGGCTGTCCCTCGGCGCCCTCCGGCGGCTGCCCCTCCGGCGGCTGGCCTTCCATCCCCGGCTGACCCTCCATCCCCGGCTGTTGCGCCTGCTGCGCGGCCATGTCCTTCGCCTGCGAGAACTGGAGCCAGGTCGGATCGAGGATGCACTCGCCCTTGCCGTCGGGGAGCGGCTCGAGGTCATCCTCGGCGCGGATCTCGTCGACCGTCTTCAGGTAGGTCACCTGCTTCTTCTGAAGGTCTGCCACCTCCGCGCCCGAGCGCATATCCAGGCCCGAGAACATCACCTGGTAGTCCTCGTCGATCCGCCAGATCAGGTAGCGGTTGATCCACTCGCCGAACGCGCGCAGAAGCGGACGGAGACCTCGGTCCTTCGAGCTCTTGATCCTGCCCTCGGCGGGCGCTTGGAACATCTGGGTCTGCTGGCCGGTGTTGCCGAACAGGAAGTTGATCTCCGAGGGATCGATCTGGTAGACGGCGCTGGTGATCTTGATCAGCCAGTCCAGGAACGCCGAGAACTCCATGTCCCGGTTGCTCGCGTGGAGGTTGATGTACTGGAGATCCTCGGCGTTGATTATTGGGGTTCGCCAGGCGTTGGCCACGCCCGCGATCTGCTGATACCACTGGCGCCGGAACGCCTCGAGCTTGCCGTCGGGGATCGATCCCTTGATGTTGATCAGGCCCTTGGTCACCGACCCCTGGGAGAAGAAGCGAGCGTTGTACTCGAACGCCCAGAGGATCGCGGTCACGGTGCGGATCAGCATCTCGATCTCGCTCATGCCGTAGCCGTTGAGCCTGATCCCCGTGCGGGGATTGCGGACGCCGAAACAGAGCTCGTGGGCCGCGAACTCGGAGATCACCACGTCGTCGTAGATCTGGACGTAGCGCACGCGCTCGGGATCGTCGGATGGCTCGGCAGCCCCGGGGACGTCCGCCAGGCGGATCGTCGCG